ACTGCAAATTGCGAGAAGAAATTATAATCGTTGCTTAAAGCATTGATAATGAGGTGAAAGAATACTGATGAAATTATCCGCGATTCATCTTAACCCCCAAAACCCACGTTTCATACGCGATGAGATGTTTCAAAAACTTGTCGCGAGCCTGCAGAAATTCCCGAAAATGATGAAGTTGAGGCCCATTATTATAGATGAGAATAACATCATCCAGGGAGGAAATATGAGATACCGGGCATTAAAGAAGCTTGGTTATAAAGAGATCCCCGATAATTGGGTGAAGCAGGGTGATGATCTGACACCGGAAGAATGGCATGAATTTGTGGTCAAGGACAATATCGGTTATGGCGAATGGGACATGGATCTCCTGTCAGCTCAGTACAATCTTGAGGATTTAATCGATATGGGCTTGGAATTTCCTGAATTATTTGAGAAGCAGGAACAGGAAATACGAGAAGATCACTACGAAATCCCCGAAAAAATTGAAACAAGCATAATACCCGGCGACATCTTTATGATCGGCAGGCATAGACTAATGTGCGGGGATGCAACCCGAGCTGAAGATGTTCTGAGGTTGATGGATGGCAAAATAGCTGACCTGGTGGTGACCGATCCCCCATACAACGTGGATTATAGCGGGGGTGAAAGGATATTGAATGATAAAATGTCTGACACCAGCTTTTATGACTTGCTCTTTGAATCTTACAAACAGATGATCGCCAATCTGAAACCAGGCCGGAGTTTTTATATATTCCACTCAGATACAGAAGGTTATAATTTCAGAAAGGCTTTAAAGGATAACGGCATTGTTTATAAACAGTGCCTTATATGGGTAAAGAACAGCCTGGTGATGGGCCGGCACGATTATCACTGGCGACATGAGCCGATCCTTTATGGGTGGAAGCCGGGAGCAGCGCATTACTTTATCAATGACAGGACCCAGACAATGGTCATTGATGACAATGTAAATTTGAAGAAACTCAGCAAAGATGAGATGTTGAGGATGCTCCAGGACATCCTGTCAGAGAAAACACCCACAACAGTAATCTATCACGACAGGCCACAGATCAGTGACCTTCACCCGACCATGAAGCCGGTAAAACTTTTAGGATATCTAATTCAAAATAGCAGCAGGATAGGAGAATCAGTGCTGGATCTTTTCTGTGGGAGCGGCAGTACAATGATAGCCTGCCACCAATTGAAACGCACGTGCTATGCTATGGACCTGGATCCGGTTTGTTGTCAGGTCATGATAGACAGGATGCTCCGCTTTGATCCGGAGCTGAATATAACCATGAACGGACAGCCTTACAGAAAGAATGTACCTGAAGAAGTACTGGCATGACGGAAAAGAACGATATAGGGTTTGATTTTAACGAGCTCGACAATTCATTCGATGTTGACCTTGATCTTGATGATTTCTTTGATTTGGAGCAGGAGACCGGCATAGACACGAGGTTTATAAAGCCGCCGCAGTTCAAGTCGAAAGTGGAATTCTGGCGAAACGCCAAAAAGACCGCTGCGAAGATAGCAATCGAGCCGGGAATGAACTATTTCGGCATCATGGACGGGTCCTTTATTTTCGGAGACCTTATCGAGGCCCTGTTTACTGAAAAGCTGATCAGAGCGCATAGGATGGACATCACAACCCTCAGCATGAGCCAGGAGAACATAGACAGCCTGGCAACACTTCTGATAAAAGGATATGTCAGGGAACTGAACCTGACAATAAGCGATTATTTCTATGCTCATGAACGCAAAGTGCTGATCCCTTATATCCAGAAAGAGCTGGACATAGACAATCGATTCCAGCTGGCTGTCTCCGGCAACCACACAAAGATAATCGCCGCCAGCCTGACCAATGGCATCCACCTCGTGATGCATGGGAGCGCAAACCTTCGCAGCTCAGGGAACCTGGAGCAGGTGATGATACAGGATAGTAAGGAAATATATGATTTTGTCACAGCAGCAAACGACAGGATAATAGCAAAATTCAAGACAATCAATAAATCAGTAAGGAGGGCAAAACTATGGCGTGGAGTAGTAGAGGTGGAGGAAGCGGTGCATTAGGGTCCACCAGGGCCAGACAACGCAGGACAACGGTACAGGATTTTTCTATGGTACCATTTTAATTGCACAACAATTCACACTTTTCGGATAAAAAAGGGAAAAGATGGCAAACCAGAAGGGAGTAGATCAGCAAGCGAGTAAAAGTGCATTTATAGAAGCCATGTACAAGACCTTCGGCAACGTAAGTGCCTCATGCAGAGCTATTGGCATATCACGAAGGATCCCTTATATATGGGCAGAAGATGACAAAGATTTTAAAGCAAAGTTTGAGAGCAAGGATTATGCTGAAGCCTACATGGATGCTATCGAGGGGAAGCTGGCAAAAGTGGGACTGCAGGATGAGAACCCGACGGTCCTGATCTTCCTGGCAAAAACGAAGGCGAAGAGCCGAGGTTATGTGGAGAGTGAAGAAAGGAAACATACGGGGATCCCCGCACCGATCAATATTATTGTTGGTTCGAAAGAGAATGCAAAGAAGCTGGAGAAATTTATGAATAATGGAAGCCAAGTTAACTGACATATTCTTTAAGAACATGGATGTCTTTCAGGATAAGGCAAACCTGATCATCAACCAGGGCAGCACCGGATCCAGCAAGACATGGTCCCTGCTCCAGCTCTTGTATCTCATCGCCAAACAATCGGAAGAGGGGCTGGTTATCTCCATTGTCAGTTATGCCCTTCCACACCTAAAGATGGGTGCCATCAGGGACTTTGACAAGATACTCATTGAGTTTGGAATCAACCCCGGCGACATCTGCAACAAGACAGAAAATGTCTACAAGGTAGGCAAGTCGATAATAGAGTTTTTCGGCATTGAGGGCAACCTTGCGAAAGTGCATGGACCACGCCGGGACATCCTGTTTATCAACGAAGCAAACAAAAAGATCACCTACGACATCTTTGACCAGATGCATACCCGCACCAGAGTATGTACCTTCCTGGATTACAACCCCACAGCGGAGTTCTGGGTCCACACCGAGGTCATGCCAAACTTTAAGCATAGTTATGTCCATTCAACATGGCGTGATAACCCTTACCTGAGCGAGACCGAGAAGCAGAAGATCCTGGGCAAGTATGACAAAAAAGGATTCGAGAACTGGGTCAAGGTTTACGGTGAAGGCGAGATAGGGATATTAGAGGGTCAGATCTTCATAAACTGGACCTTCGGCGAATTTGATACTACCCTGCCTTATGGCTATGGGCTGGATTTTGGTTACCACCCCGATCCGGATGCGATGGTAAAGGTTGCCATTGATGAGAAGAGGAAGAAAATATATCTGGATGAATGCTTTTATAACACCGGGCAATCAACCGCTGACCTACGGCAGGCCGTGATCTCTTCAAAGGAAAAGCCAGAGGACCTTGTTGTTGCTGACTGCGCAGATCCCAGGATGATAAAAGAACTGAAAGGATTAAATGTTCACGCGGTCACAAAAGACGGGTCCGTAAGCGAATGGCTTAAAATATTGCTTGACTATGAAATTATAAGCACTGAAAATTCCTACAATCTTATGAGGGAACGGGACAACTACATCTGGTCGGACAAAAAGGCCGGCATCCCCATCGATGCCTTCAATCATCTGATCGATGCCTGGAGATATTATTTCATGTTTCAAAAACAAAAAATCAATACAAATGTTTGGGCTTGACAAATATAAAAAAATTGCCGAGAAGCAGAAGTTTATGCTTGCCGAAATGGAGATCAAGGTGACGGAGCAGAATCAGCTCTACCAGGCTTTGTATCAATTCCTTTCAACAGGCATGGCACTGGGCAAAGATTCGAAGATGAAGGATTATGTCCGGGAAGGCTATGAAGGCAATCCCGATCTTTTCAGCATAGTCACCAAGCTGGCCGGCATGTTTGCTCAGGTAATGGATAAAGTGAAGCTCATGCAACGGAAGGGAGATAAATATATCGAGGTTGAAAATGAAGAGATTGATAAAATATTTGAGAGGACTAATTACTATCAGAATTTCATGGAGTTCTGTCGGCATTGGGCCATAAGCAATTATATCACCGGCAACGGAATCGTCTATGCTCCACGTTTTACGGCAGGAATTAACCAGGGCAAGCTGACGAATGATGGTATGATAATGATGCCGACCCAAAACGTGACAATTTATTCAAAGGGCTGGCGCCAACCGATAGGAAGTTATAGTCTGGATATCGATGAGACTTACCGGATCGATGCACTGGATGTCTGGCATGAACGGTTTGCCCCGACACTCAACTATGACGAGGGCCGGAACTTTATGGGCATGTCGCCGGTTAAGGTAGCCCATGATATTATCAACAGCCAGAATAAGGGCTATGAGATAACGGCGAAGATGTATAGTTATGGCCATCCGCCGGGGATCCTCAGTAAAGAAGCTGAGCATGGTGACGAAACAACAGCAGAACAGGAGTCGAAATTCAGGGAGAGATACCGGACCAAATATCAGGGAGTCGATAACATGGCAGTACCAATCTTCACCCTGGGCAAAATGTCATATACGAAGATAGGCTATGATAACCTTAAGGAACTGGATGTCATATCCATGAGTGAACACGGTCGGAGAGTATTCTGCAATATCCTGCAAACACCATCGCAATTATTTAACGACACCGCTGCAAGTACTTATAATAATCAACTCCTGGCAGAAAAGGCTATTTATACTAATAGGCTTATCCCTGATGTGTCGCAATTCTGTTCAGGCTTTAACAATATTGTCAGAGCCTACGGGGACTTTTTCATAAAACCTGATTATTCAGAAATTGAATGTCTGCAGGAAGAAAAAGTCAAAAAGGTCGATTGGGTAAGCAAGCTATACCAGGACGGTATTATCACCGGCGATTTATATCTGGAAATGATCGGAGAAGAACCAACGGGTCTGCCGGAGATGCAGGTGCGTTATATTAACGCAAACAGAGTGCCTATGGATTTGTCCGAAGGGCAGAACATAGAACGGAGCGATAAATTTTATCTGGAGCACGGGATAAGTGATTATTATGACAAGCCGAAATTCAGGAGAGATAATGTTGACTGGAGGAGAATATACCAGGAGGGTGGAGCTCATTGGGCAGAAGATTTGCAACCATCGAAGCTGGCACAATATTTCGCTGAAAAATTAGTAAAAGAAAACAAGAATACCATCCTTGAAATAGGATGCGGCAATGGCAAGGATTCAATCCTGTTCGCGGTAGCCGGTTTAGATGTTACGGCAATAGATTTAGTTCCCGAAGCAATAAGATTGTCTGAAAGAAACGCCGAGAGAGCGGGCGTGTCGATAACATTTGAGACAGCGAATGTGGAGTCATTAGAATTTAAGGATTCTTCCTTTGATGCCATCTTCTCCCTTAGTGTCCTGCATTCCACGAACATGAAAAAAAGCATCCCGGAAATTTCCAGAGTACTGAAACCTGATGGGATGGGGATGGTTTTCGTTTATTCCGACGTTCAGAGAATTAACGGGAAGAAGACGCAATTTATTTCCGTGAACGAATTCATTAACTTATTGATTCAGAATGATTTTATAATAACTGATTTATATACCGATTCAGAGGAGGAGTTTGATGAGGCCGGAGAAAAGCACATGCAGATTATAACTGAAATAAAGAAGAAATGAGTAAAACAACCTGGAAGAAATGTAATGGTCGATATTTGTGTATCGCTAAAGAGTGCAGGCAATGGACATCAAACGGCTGCAAGCTCAGGAAAGTTGGGCTTACCTGTGATAATAACGACTGCTATTTCAATGTCAGTCCGGTCCCGGGAATATACCAATGTGGATGTATGGATGTCCATCTGGATGCAGATGGGAAATGTTTAGGGGTTAAAGCTAAATAATTCGAATGATATGACAGCAAAAAAGGAAAAGACAGTATTCACCAGGGAGCAGGTGGTCGAGCTTTTGAATAAGCAGAAAGAGAGATGCTCGCTTTCTATTGATGGCAACTGCACCGAGTTTACAGCAAAGAAAAAGGTGCTGGAGGCGAAACTTGTAATCGAAGAGTGATGTTCTTTTAAATGTTGAGGTTATGAACAGGCGCAGGATGTGGAAAACGATCGACCGACAAAAAGCAAGCTATCGCAACAGCATGAAGCCTGTTTTTATGAGGGCCTTCGATAAGCAGATCCAGCCTTTATACCAGAAGATAGCAGAGACATCCGATATAAGGGATATCGAGGTGCCTCCACTGAATGACAAAGCAATCGAAGAGGCTTATAAACGATTGTATATGGTCACGGCTGTTGATTTTTTCAAGGCAAAAAGGGGACAATGGAAAAAGAGCTTTACAAAACAGGTTGATGATGAGATTTTTGAAGATTTGATAATGCAGAATGTGCTGACATATTTGGAACTACACGCTGGAGAGACGGTGGTCGCTGCAGGCGATACCTCTGTTACTCTCATCCAGCAGCTTTTAAAGAAGCTGACACCTGAAATAATTGATCAGGGCCTCGGAGGGGGGGAAGCACAGACCATGCTCAGGGATATGATTCAGAGCGAATGGCATCAGATGAAATACTTCCGGACGGAGAGGATTGTCAGGACCGAAGTGAACAGGGCCAGCAATTGGGGCAGCCTGGAAGGAACGAAGAGCCTGGGAGTGCCTATGATTAAGGGCTGGCTGAGTGCTTTCGCAGGTGAATCCCGCCCCGAACACATGGATGCCGATGGTCAGAAGGTCGATCTGGAGGAGCCGTTCATCGTCGGAGGCGAAGAGTTACAATACCCGGGCGATCCGGCAGGCAGCGCAGCGAATACGATCAACTGCTTATGTTCTTTATATGAGGAATTAAAATAATGCGAGGTGGTGAAATGGTATCACATAGGTCTCATAAGCCTGAGTTGCAAGTTCAATTCTTGTCTTCGCTACTAATTTGGAGAATATTAGTAGATAGAAGGAAATTAAGAGTATGGAAAATTATGCTTTAATAGGATTATTTTTACTATTGGGATACATAGTAGGGAGAATAGTAGAAAGATCATTTCAAGATTTACATAAAAAATAGCAAACGATGGAAAAAATATTATTTAAAAGTTTTGAGCATCAGGTCAAGGATCTCGATGAAGCAAAAGGGATTGTCACGGTTTACATCAACAGCTTCAACAACCAGGATAGTGACGGTGATATTTCATTGCCGGGATCATTCAAGAGGACATTCAAGAACAATGGCAATACGATCCAGCACTGGCTTAATCATGACAGGGATAAGCTGATCGGAGTACCGATCAAACTTTATGAAGATGACTTTGGTGCGATAGCGGTCTCCCAACTCAACATAAAGAAGCAGCTGGGTAAGGATGTATTCGAGGATTATAAACTATTTGCAGAACATGACAAGACGCTGCAGCACTCGGTAAGGGTCCAGCCTATCAAGTTTGAAGAAGATCGGACCGGGGATCAATATAGTCGGAAGGTAAGCGAATGGAAACTCATCATGGAGTTTTCAACCCTGTACGGATGGGGTGCCAACCAGCAAACGCCATTAATTGATATTAAAAGCCTTAAGGACCTGGAACTGATGATGCGCGAAGGCAATTACAGTGATGAGAAAGCCCTGCTCATTAAAGAGACATATAACAAGTTAAAGAGATTATTGGATACCACAGACCCGCCAGGCACTCCCCCAGGGGACCCGCCAGCACTCGAAGGTGATCTGATCAAATATTTTTATAAACAATTAAAAATTTGATAGTTATGGACATAAAAGAAAAAACTGTCGAACAGATAGCGGAAGAGATCAACAGTTCTATTGAAGGCTTGAAAAAGTCTCT